GAGATTATGAAGATAATTGGTTAGATTTGAGCGGTAATGATAGACATTGTTATAGGTTATCGACTCTAAGCACTACGGCTGCGTCTGGAACTTCAGGTAATCCTGATGAAGATATTCCAAGATTTACTAGAGATGGTTTAGAATTTTATGGACTAAATACAAATTCAAAATTTCAATTTGGAAGTACGAGCGGAACAGGAACTAGGCATTCTATTTCTAATACAACTAGTGGAATAACTGTTTTAGCTATAATGAAAACCACTTCCACTGATTCTACTGTTACTTACGCTGGGAATGCAGCTTTGAACATTTTAGGAGACACTACTAGCAGTGTAATTTTTGGTTTTGGAGTGCATGGAGGCAAAGCAAGAGTATGTTTTTATAGTGGATCAGCTTGGGGAGCTTATGATTCAAACGCTACGGTTAACGATGGAGAATGGCATCAAATTGGCTTTTCAATGGGAACAGGAGATCTATGTGACATGAATATATATGTAGATGGAGAATTAGATAAAACTGTTTCTAGTTTAGACCATATTTCTGGCATAGCTTTTAATAATATAGGGCTAGGTTATGCGGGGGATATGTTTGTAGGTAGTTTAAGGAATTTAATAATATTAAATACAGAATTAAATGATGCTGAAGTCAGGAATTGCTGGCTAAATCAAAAAAATTTCTCTGGAGGCAGAGGTGCTTATACTGGTCCTGAAGGTAATTTAAGAAATAAAGGGGGGAGATTTTTTTCAGAATTTAAATATCGACAAATTATAAATTATGCTTACGTTGGCGGGGGGTATAAAAATAGTAGCCCTTGGAAAAATGTTCATAAAACAGTTTCTTCTACGGATCAAACCACAAATTTAGGAACTTTGCTTCAATATTCCGCTAATTATGTTTCTGGAGCGTGTAGTTTGAATATATTTTATATTTGGGGCGCTAGTAATACTCATCCCGGCACAACCGCTCAAACTGTAGCAATGAATATGTTCACTGAATCTTCTTACTCATTAACTACCGCAATGAATATGATTCAAGCAAGAAATGATTCTGGAACCATGTTTTATGAACATAACTATGCTTGGATTACTGGAGGTGGATATAGCAATGTAGATAAATTTAACTTCTGGACTGAAACTATGGCTTCTTCGACTTTTAGTGGTGGAATCGCTGGTGATGATCAAGGTGGTGTTTCAACTCATTCTGATCAATATACGGGATATTTTGGTGATAGTAATGAAAATTCAAAATTAGCATTTCTTACGGATACCATTTCCACAGCGACTAGTAATACTTTTATTTGGAGAGGGCAACAAAAAGGAATATCAAGTAAATTAAGAAAAGGATATTGTGGTAATGAAGGCTCTTATAGCGGAGGGTACAATTTAAGAAGATGGCATTACCCTAGTGATTCAGCTATGGGAACAGTAGGTAAACCTCAAACTAACTGTGGGGAAGAAAATTATACTATGGGACAGGACCATCAGTATATGTTAGGGAATTATGATGGTGCTCAAAATAATGAGAATTGGAAGTGGTACTATGCTACAGATAGTGGCACTGCAAATGTAAATGGGTTATCACCAACAGCTCAAGCAGGGCAATCGTCTGGGCATTGCGGGTGGAGAGAATAAATTCAAAAGTATATGGCAACAACAGCAGGTCCTAAATTAAGTGGAATGGGAAGGAGTAACAGTAGTAACATCTACGTATTATTAGATGCTACTGATCAAAATTGTCACTCTGGAGATTATGAAGATGGCTGGTTAGATTTAAGTGGTAACGATAGACATTGCTATCGATTATCGACTCCTACAACAAACGCAGCTTCTGGAACTTCTGGTAATCCTGACGAAGACACTCCAAGATTTACTAGAGATGGCTTAGAATTTTATGGGCTGAATGCGAATTCTAAATTTCAATTCGGTAGCACAAGTGGAACAGGAACTAGATATGATTTATCTAATTCTACTAATGGAATAACTGTTTTAGCCGTAATAAAAACTACATCGACTAACGCTTCTACTGCTAGTGCAGCCGATGCTGCTTTACCTATTTTATCAGATACTACCAGTGGTGTAATTTCTGGATTTGGAATTCATGGAGGAAAAGTTAGATTCTGTGCTTATAGTGGATCTGCTTGGGGAGCTTATGATTCAAACAGTAGTGTTAATGATGGAGAGTGGCATCAAGTTGGATTCACACTTGGAACTGGAGATCTTTGCGATTTAAAATTTTATGTTGATGGAGAACTAGATAAAACAGTAACCTCTTTAGATCATTCCGGTCTAATAAGATTTAATGCTATTGGAGTGGGTTATAATTCATCTGATCTTTTTGTAGGAAATTTGCGTAATTTAATAGTATTAAATACTCAGTTGAATGATTCTCAAATAAGGAATTGTTGGTTAAATCAAAAAAATCTTACCGGAGGAAGAGGTCCATATACGGGACCAGAAGGGAATATAAGAAATACTGGAGGTAGGTTTTTTGCTGAATTAAAATATCGTCAGATAATTAACTATAATTATGTGGGGTGTGGTTATAAAAGCTCTAGCCCTTGGAAAAATGTTCATAAGACAATTGTGTCTACTGATCAGACAACCAATTTAGGGACTTTAATGCAGTATGGTGGATCTTATGTTTCTGGCGCTTGCAGTTTAAATATATTTTATATATGGGGAGCTAGTAATAGTTTTGCTGGAAATACTACTCAAACTATAGCTACAAATATGTTTACGGAAAGTTCTTACACTTTGACTAGCGCAATGAATATGTTGAATTCAAGAGATGATTCAGCTACAGTTTTCAAAGAGCATGACTATGCTTGGATAAATGGAGGAGGTAATGCTAATATAGATAAATTTAACTTCTGGACAGAATCGATGGCGACTTCTAGTTTAACGGGAGGTAATAGTGGGAACAGTGCTAGTTTTTCAGATCAATATTATGGTTATTGGGGTAGTGGAGCTCAACAAAGAGTTACTTTTGCGACAGATACTTTAACAAGTTGGACTGGCTATTTTGTTCACCCTCAACAAAAAGGTATTTCTAGTAAATTAAGAAAAGGTTATTGCGGGAATGAGGGTTCTTATGCTGGTGGATATAATTTAAGAAGGTGGCATTTCCCCACAGATACTAATATCGGAAATGTAGCTAAGCCTCAAACTAATTGCGGCGAAGAAAACTATACAATGGGTCAAGATCATCAGTATATGTTAGGAAATTATGACGGAGCTCAAAACAATGAAAATTGGAAATGGTATTATGCTACTGATACTGGGACGGCTAATGTAAATGGTCTTTCTCCTACCGCTCAAGCAGGGCAATCATCTGGACATTGTGCGTGGAGAGAATAGTAGATTTTTATTATTTGTAGTATATAATATATTATATGACTGATGAAGAACTTATACAGTTTTCTTTGACAAAAAGTAATGCTACACCTAGATTTAAATTAAAATATTTTGTTGGCGGCGCACAATTAACACCCTACGCTACTTTAAAGCAATGGTTAATGGAATTAAGGGCTAGAGAAGAGTCTGTTAATACTATAGAACTTAAACATAGAAAAGCTTTATTAGAAGTAAAACTAGAAGAAGAAAAATTAGAATACGCAGCCTCAGAAACTCAAAAAGAATTAATTCAATTAGAAATTGACGATAAAAAGAATGATGTTGTCAGATATAAACGGCAATTAAGGGATTATATTTCAGAAAGAAATGATGTAATAATTTTAATTAAAGAATTTTGCGATAGCGAATATGGAAAACTGCCAGATGGAACTCCTTTAATGGAAGTTTTTGGTAATAAAGAATTAGAAGAAAAATTAGAGCATGAATATTGGACTGTGAGGATGGCAAAACAAGCCGCACTTGATGTGATGTTTTATGGTAGGGTTAACGAGGGTAATATGGATGCAATCTTAATGATGGACCCAAACCAACAAAGACAAGTACTTCAATTAGCAACCCAACACGCTTTAGAAGTAGATAGAAATGTGAATTTATTTAAGCATCAAGCTGCAAAAAGATTAGATATGCTTGAAGGTCCAGAACCAGAAGAGACTTCCCCTCATCATCATGCTTATGGAATTTTAGGAGATAATAATGAGTAATACATATGAAATTTTAGTAAATCCAGATGGT